ATACAGCGACGGGAAATATCGGAGCCCGTCGGGACGCGCGCGCTAACGAATGCGTCCGTCTCCGCCAATCCCCCGACAATAATTTAATTCAAGACGGAAAATTTAAAAACTTTCCGCCTAATGGCATCCTATTCCTATACCAATCCAAGTAATACAAATTATTCATGGACCTTATTCGCCGTCCTTCTCATTTATCTTTATCTCTCTGTCATCGTTATATTGATACACAATCTCAATTGGAAATCGCCTTTTTTTTTACATCACCCTATTGACTTTTTAAAACTTTTTCGCACATAATTTTACCATGACGAAATTGTGCGTGATTTTTTATCCCGCTCGCGGAATCTTATAATGCCTACAGCACTCGCCAATATGCCAATCGATGCAGAGACTGGGTTCATCGATAGCCCAAACCTTCTAAACGGTTTCACCATAGCACACAAGAAAGAGTTTATCCGACGATTAGCTGAATCGAACGGCGACGCGTCTATTACCTCATTAGCTGAATCAATGGGCTTTAGTCATCATACGGTTCTCCGGCATATGAACATGGATAAGGCATTCGCGTCTGAAATTGCCCAGGCCAAAACGTGGTTCGCGCATAGAGTAGAGGGAGTTTTAATGTCTTGCGCTCTAGATCCTAAGAAAACGCTTGATAGACTTGCATATTTGAGGGCATACATGCCAGAGCGTTACGCACGCATGGAGCTAATGGCACCAGCGAGCAATATACAAATCACTGTAAACGGCTCTGTATCAACGAAATTAAATCAAGTTGTAGATGCTGAATTAGTAGAGAGTGAGAGTGCTAGTATCCCGAAAGCTGATGGAAATATTGAACATAACACCAATAATTCACCATGCACCACACAAACAATTGATACTCAATCGGATGTAAAGAAATGAAATTTAACATACTCCATATTATCGGACATCCAACAGGAAAGCATGCTTATCGGCTGGAAAATTTTATTCACCAAGGCGGGGGTGATGGCCTTTACCTAGTCCCCTCCCCCACTGCGAATAAACAAAAGTGGGCTGAGCGTGGCGTGTAAGAAGCCGAGGAAATAGGGATGACGGAAGAGGGGAGTAGGGTATTAAGTATTGAAGAGGTGCGTGATTATTGTATACGGAGCATGGAATTTTTAGCCACGCAGATATTGGATTATAAGGACTGGGACGTGTGCCATGATGAGGTGAACAGATTTTTGGCGCGACCAAGTAAAAAGAAGGCGTTGCTTTTGCCTCGTGGGCATTTGAAGACGACGTTGGTGACGATAACGAAGTCGATCCAGTTCATATTGAGGAACCCGAACATTCGGATTTTGATTGCGAACCAGGTATGGGACAGAAGCCGGGACATTTTGAGGGAGATTAAGGGGCATTTGGAAGGTGGGAAGTTGCCTGCGATATTTGGGTCGTTCCAGAGTGGGCGGTGGACAGAGGATGCGATTATTGTAAAGGGGCGCAAGAAAAGTTTGAAAGAACCGACGGTCGCGACGACCGGGATTGAGAGCGAAACGACTGGCGGGCATTATGACGTTATTTTCTTAGACGATTTGATCGGATTGCAGAACTCACAAACGGCTGAGCAGAGGGAGAAGGCAAAGCGGTTTCGGCGGAGCATGATTAACTTGTTGGAACCTGGTGGGAAGGTGATTGAGGTTGGAACGCGGTGGCATTTGGACGATACGTTCGCGGAAATTTTCGAGAAAGAGTCTGATTATTACGACGTGATGGTGAAAAAAGTTGTAGACGAGGACGGGAACGTGTTGTTTCCGAAGAAGTTTAGTCAGGTCTTTGACACCGAGAAGAAAACGTGGACGGTTGATCCGACGGGGAAGAGTCTTGATTACATCGAGTATTTAAAGAAGAGCTTACCTCCGGCGGAGTTTAGCGCGCAGTATTTGAACGAACCGATTGACGAAGAGAACCAGATATTTAAGCCGTCTTACTTTCAGTATTATACGGGCAGGAAAGACGACCTTTATAGGGTTTTAACGGTTGACTTGGCGATTGCGGAGGGGAAAGTCAACGATAAGACGTCCATGGTTGTTACGGGGATGAGTAACGACAGAAAGATTTACGTCTTGGATTATTTGGCTGGTAAGTGGCCTGTGCATGGGATTATCGAAAATCTTTTCGACATGCAAAGAAAATGGAGCCCCAACGCAGTGGGGTTGGAAACGACGGGTTTTCAGAGGGTTCTTAAGTGGGCCCTGGAAAGGGAGATGGGGATTCGGCGGATATTCTTTCCGATTGAAGAGTTGCGTAGCCCGATTATTGGGAACGCAAAAGAAATGCGGATTAAGTCTTTGGAACCGTTTTATAGACGTGGGGACGTGTTTCACCATGAAAGTATGCGCGGGCGTGAGTTAGAGACGCAATTGACGACGTTTCCGCGCGGGAAACACGACGATACGATTGACGCCCTGAGTTATTCTATTCAACTTTTGTTGCCGGGGCGTGAAGGTGCAAAACAAGAGGCCGGGTATATGTCAGGAGATTGGTGGTTAAACATGGCGCATCGAGGCCAAAAGGATCGAAACTTTTTCAACCATGGATAAATGCGAACATAATGTAATTTTTTACCCCGTAAGTGTTCCGGTCCAATTTAAAACAGTTAAAGAGTATTTAAACCACAATCCATCATTTTTGAAATCGATGAAGAAAAATTTATTTGGACCACTGGACGAAACTCGTTTTCACTGGTATTGCAGTAAATGTTTTGTTGAATTTGAACCGATTTTTAAAGAGGTTGAAAAAAATGGCTAGAGAATCTCAAGAGACGACAGTTAAACGGTGGCAAGACCGTATTGCAACTGCGCGTAAGTGGCGCGACCGGAAGGCGCAGGATTATGGATGGGAACGCTTTATTTCCGAGTATAAGGGGAATTATGACGTATTCTTGGGGAGTGGCGAAAATAAATTTAAAGCTCCGCCGATTAACCAAGTTTTTGCGATGGTTCAAACCGACATCTCCTACCTGTACTTCCGTGATCCCTATATTACGCTCCGTCCAACCAAGGCCGCAACGGCTAAGGGTGCGGCGATCCTCGAAGCGGCGATTAACTACTACTGGCGGACGCTCAACCAGAAAGAAGAAATAGAAAGTCAACTGATTGATGCTGATTTGGTTGGACACGCTTGGAACAAAGACGGCTACTACGTCCAAGGGCAAGATGAAGGTATGTATTCCATGAAAGTGTCGTGGCGCGACGTTATATTTAACGTCGGCTCTCGCCGTCCTCCCTATGACACCATGTGGTTAGCTCACAGGATTATAAAACCTCTTGATACGGTAAAGAGGCTGTACCCTGGCACCAGCGATTTGCGCGGTTCCACGCACCCGCACATGGAGGAGGGGGATATTCGGGATTCCGTTTTTAAAGACGATATTGACTTTTGTGTTTTGTGGGAAATTTGGGACGCGCAAAAACGTGAGACATGCCTTATTGCAGAAGGGCTAAACTCATATTTAAAGAAACCGACAAAGTGGCCGGACTATTATAAAGCGCTCCCCTTTAATTTATTGTGGTGGTATGAGAACCCGGACGAACCGTATCCGATGGGAACCATCGCTCCTGTCGAACCTCAAATTCTTGAAGAGATTAAGCTGTTCGCTCAGGCTTTGAACCACGTTAAGCGGTTTAACCGTCAAATGCTCTATAAGGGCAATTTGATGACGGAAGCCGAACAGGATAAGTTTGAGCAGGGTAATGACGGGGCCATGATTAAGGTGGAAACGCAAGGGAGCATTCAGGACGCCACCAAGATGGTTGATTACGGCCCGCTTCCTGTTGATATTTATCTTCTCCTTGATCGGATTCGTCAGCTGAAAAACACAACTAGTGGCCAGCCTGAATTTGCTCAGGGTGGCCAAACAAAAACGGCCACACGAACGCTTGGCGAACTTGAAGGGATGGCCGAAGGGGCGAAAACTCGAATTGGTAAACGGGTGGACCGTCTTGAAACGCATATCGAGAACATAGCTAAGAATATGGTTGGGCATATTCAGGCAAACTTCGACGTAAAGAAGTTGGTTAAAATTACCGGATTTTCTGAACCATATCTTATTGAAAATCTTGGCGACGCTTACGACGAAAAAACGAAAACGGTCTTGTTTGACAAAAACGACGTCCAAGGCGACTATGAGGTTGAGGTTCGTGCGGGATCTACAATCCCGCTGACGCGCGAAGGGCGTATGGCTATGCTTCGCGAGGCTCTTGAACTATTGATGAAAACTAACGGACCGATTCCAGAGGTCGTTAAAGTTATTGTTGCTGAATATCTTAAAGATCTTCAGTTGCCACAGATTAAAGAAGCATTTGAAATGGAGCAAATAAAAAACGCCGAGGTTGCGCAGTTAAAATCCGGGGAGTTGTCTGTTGATGCCGCGAAGACAGCGGCGGAAACACAAAAACGTCAGGCTCAGGCTCGACAGATCAATCTTGAAAGCGCGTTAATGGAATCACAACTGCAGATGCCAACGCGCCTCATGTCGGACCATGAAATGGGTGTTCCCCCACAGGAAGTTACAGGCGGGATTCAATAATGTTTTGTGACACGTGTGGGAACACAAAAGCGTATAAGATGGAACAGCGTGGGGATGAACCTCCTTTCTGTGATCGGTGTGGAATCCCCGGGGCTGTTTTTCTTCCGGACGTTTATTTTAAGGCAGGTGAAGTTTGTGAAAACCTTGTTGATGAAAAAGGCAATGGGGTTGCCTTTGGTAGTCGGATGGAAAAATACAGGTTTATGAAGAAACGAGGTGTTTCCGAGGCGGGTGACTTAGTGAAAGGGCAACGTGGATTCACGCCGAATGTTTCCCGTGAAACAAGGACGCAAACGAGGATGATTGTGCATGACGCTGTGGAACGGGCGAAAGCCCAACTGAAAGGGTATGGGAGGGCATATGGATAATCCGCTAAAGGCGGCTATTTTTAGGGCGAAGGCTGATACTGCTCCGAGGGTTTTTGAAACAAACAAAAAAGAGATCGGTTTTGCGAAGCCAGGGGACCCAATTGAACTGTGCATTATAGGTAAAGTCCAGTCTATTCATGACGATGGCCGAATTTATGTTAAAGTCAGTTCCGTTGAAATGGACGATTTTGAAACGCAAAACGAACATGAGCAGAAAAAGAATTTCGATTACGGTAAAACTGCAAAATCCGTCGCATCTTAATTTTCAAGGAGAATTAAATGCCAACAGAAACACTTGACCCTACGCAAACGGCACAAGCGGCCACGCCAGCAACGGCCCCCGCTTCTACGCCCGCAAGCACGGTCCCCGATATTGGCGGCCAAGCGACACAAGAGAGCGCACCCGCCGACGTTGAAACCTTTACGAAGGTTGACGTCAATACTCTCAATACGAAGGATCGTGAAGCATACAACAACATGCTTCGTGATTATAAGACGAAGACAACCGAAATCGCTCAACTACGCAAGCAATTTGAAGGCGTCAACCTGGAAGAATTAAGGCAAAAGGCAAGCCTTTACGAACAGGCGATCCAGGCGCAACAGGCTCATGAAACTCAGACGGCAGACATCGATGCTCAAGCTGAACTTCAACAGTTGTGGCAAGAAGCTCAGACTGACCCGATGAAAGCCGTTGAATTTCACAGGCGTATTGCGCAAATGGAAGTGGAAAAAGTTCGTGAGGCTGTTGACGGGATCAAGCAGGAGAAACTCGAAGCGGAAGCAATGACTTTCGTTAAGTCTTTTGCGACCGCGACCGATCCGAAGACGGGTGAGCCTCTTCGCCCGGAATACGATGCGGTTGATGACACTGGACTTATTCGTCATCACTTCGAGGAGTTTCTTGCTGAACATCCAAATATGTCAACAAAAGATTGGCCAAAAGCCATCGAAACGGCATGGCAAAAAGCCAAAACGACGTACGATGCTGTATTCCAAAAAGGGTTTCAGGCGGCTTTGGCAAAACAGCAGGCCAAAGTTGAAGGATCAACTGAAATGCCAACTGGTGCATCGATGTCAAACGAACGCCTATTGTCACAGAAAGATGCTGCAAAATTGACTGTGAAGGAAGCGGTGGAGCTTGCTCGTCAGGGAATAAAAATAAAGTCTCGATAATAGAGACAAAATAGGAGAAAACTATGGCTGCTCCCGTGCTTCAAACTGCTGGAGTTGGCAACATTGATGAGTTGCTAACGACCACTATGGTCAACATGCTTCCTGGTATTCGTGACAACGTGTTTAGTTCCAACACCGTCTTCAAATACCTGTCCAAGAACAACAAGATCAAATCGCGCGGTGGGGCGTCTGTTTCCCATGGCGTGTTGTATGGTAACGGCGTGGCTGGTGCGTATCAGCGTTACGACATGCTGAACACGACGCCCGTCGATGGGTTGACCCGAGACCAGTGGGAATGGCGTCAGTACTATGCCAACATCTCGCAGGATGGGTTTACTCAGCGCGCGAACGCTGGCCAGTTCAAGGTGGAAGATTGGGCTGAAACTAAGAAAATGCAGGCGGAAGAGCAACTTTCCCTTCAATTAGAACAGGACCTTTTCGCCGCTGTCCCTGGGTCCAAGTCGATTCGTTCCTTGGCGACGATCGTTGCGTCTACTGGAACGGAAGGTCAAATTGACCCGACCTCTTCGACGTGGTGGGCCGCGTATTCCGCGACGTGTGGTTCTTTCGCCGCGAACGGTCGCCCCGCGTTGACGACTGCTTATAATGCACTGTCGGCTCGGAATCCTTCCACTCCTCCGAACCTGATTGTTTCTAGCCAAACCGAGTTCGAATATTATGAATCTATCTTGGTCCCCCAAGAACGGTTCACTGATAACTCGATGGTTGACATCGGAATCCAAAACCTGAAATTCAAACAAACGCCGTGGATTTGGTCTCCCCAAGCGTCTTCTGGGTCGATCTACCTCCTTCACGACAAAGCGTTTGAATTGGTCGTTCAGGACAACACGGACTTCATTATGACCGAGTTCGTGAAACCTGCTAACCAAGATGCGAAAGTGGCGCAAATTCTCGTCACCTTGGCTTTGGTTACTGGGAATCGTCGCAAAAACGGAAAATTGACTGGCGTTACTGCCTAAAGGAGCATACTATGGCCGCTGTCACGCCTGATTCAATTGTCCGAGAGAACAGAGGGAGTTCCAATGTTCTCGTTGCGAAGTTTACTTCAACGACCATTAACGACGGAGATACGTGGACGCAAACGATGCCTGGTTATTCCTATCATTATTTTGGCCAAACGAATAACCCGTCAACTCAAACGTCCGCTGGTATTTCAGTCGCCTATTCTTCCGGAGTGTTTACTTTTTATCCTGCGGAAAACGGTGCGACTGGATACCTCTGCGTCTCTCTTGAAGCGTAACTATACAAGGAGGATTCGATGCTTATTCAACAGATTATTCGTGAACCAGAGGTTGTGCAAATTATTGTGAAAAATGTGGACGGTAGTGGTTCTATAACCACTGGGCTTGGTGTTGCCCTTGTTGCTTCTGGCGCGTCCATTGATGGTGTTAGCGCGGTAAAGTCGGCCGCTGCTACCATTAAGGCGTTTGCCGGTGTTGCGGCTGAAGATATTCCGATCAATGGATATGGACGTGTTACCGTTTGGGGCCTTGCTCCTGTCGTGCAACTGTCTAACGTCGGAACGTCTATTACTATCACCCGTGGAGATACGCTTAAGCCCGGAGCTGTCGCCGGGACGTTCTTCTCCAGCGTGACGGATGCCGCGATGTCTACGTTGCTTAATAAATACATCATTGCGGCTTCTACGCCCGTTGCTATTTCGACTGGCTCTCAGGCTGTTTGCCAGGGAATCGTTCGGGCCCTATAGTCAATGAGACTAGGACTCCTTTATCCCACCCGTAAGGTGTGGCGACCGTTCAGGAGTCCACTTGAGGTCTGCCGTTGCAAGGCGGACGATGCTTTGGTGACCCCTTCCCAAGCATCGCTCGCCTTGCACGCAGGCCATCAAATTAAAAGTCCAGTTACAATTTCTGTTACAGAACTTATTTTAATTTGGATTGGAGTTGTCCGATAATGGAAGACTTAAAACCAGAAGAGCTTAAAGAACTGAAAAAAGAAGAAGGCGTGATCCGCGTTGCCGTTGGCATTGCCCATGAAGGTATGACTGGATCAGAAGCCTACTGTAACCGTATGTGGTTCTTTAAGCATCTTGGCCATTTAGAGGAACGAGGTAAGTTGAAAAAACAAAATCCTCGATTCGAGTTTTATCATATTACTGTCGGAAGAGTTTTGACTCCATTTGCCCGCGAAGAGATAGCGAAAAGGGCCATTGATGCCGGAGTAGATTATCTTCTGATGATTGATGATGATATGATTTGTGACGCGGACTTATTCGAGCGCTTGTATGAAGACAACTGCGACATCGTTGCCCCGTTGGCTTTTACGCGCGGATACCCACACAAGCCAGTTCTTTATTCTTGTGTTGAGGGATGGGACGCGGCAGCTCAAAAGGAATATTTCATCAACCAAACAGTTATGAATTATCCAAAGAACAAGCTAGTCGAATGTGATGCTGTTGGGTTTGGAGCAGTTCTTATTAAGGCCGATTGCCTGAAATCAGTTCCCGCACCAAGATTTATGTCTACCTGTGGGACAGGTGAAGACATCTTCTTTTGTTACCAAGCCAAACGAAAGGGGTTTCGTGTGTTTATGGACACGAGAGTAAAACTAGGGCATGTCGGTCATCCGGCGATTATTACGGAAGATTACGTGGAAGCTGTTAAAAAAAGGGACAACATGGAAATTGAAAAACTTCATGGGGAATACACAAAATACACTGGGGAACTCCCACCTGTATGCGTGTTGGGGGACCGATGAATCCGATATTTGATGTCATTATTCCAACATGGAACAACCCCGAGTTTCTAAATCCTTGTCTTGACTCGATTATTGCTTGTACAAATGCAAACCAAAATGGTGGCCGAATTATTATTGTTAATAATGGCCAACAGCCGATAGAAAAATATGTTGGTGATACGCAAAATGTCCTTGTTTTGAATCCAAAAGAGAATCTTGGGTGGGAACGTGGGCTTGAGTATGGATTAAAACATTCGACAGCACCATTCGTCGTGTTTCAAAACGATGACACCCATATTCCGCGGTCAAATTTCGATTTTTATCAACAGTTACTTCGTCCGTTTTCCGACACGAACGTAGCTGCGGTTGGTCCAATTACAACGGTAGCGGCTGGATATCATAGTATCTTTAGAAAAGATGCCGTTATGTCAATGGTGGAAGTCCCATTCCTTATTTTCTTTACGGTTATGGTCCGCAGATCAGATCTTGACGCGGCTGGTGGCATAGATGCTTCTGCCCCTGGTGGAGACGATTTCGATCTTTCGATTCGCTTTAGAAATTTAGGTAAGAAACTTCTTATAAATCCTTCCTCGTTTATTATCCACCATGCTTTTAAGACAGGAGAGCGTGTTCGTGGTGGTCCAGATACGTCTGGAGGATGGAATTCCATTGAAATGCGAGACAGGACGAATAAATGGCTAATTCAGAAACACGGATTTAAGAAATATATTGAAACGGTTTCAGGTCCAGCTATAATTTATTCGCAAGGTTGTTGTCCAATGGACACTGAAGGTGATGTCATTCGTGAAATCGTTAAAGACTCAATGAGCGTTTTAGAACTTGGTTGTGGCGCACAGAAAACGGTTCCTTGTGCGGTAGGGGTTGATCGTATTCCAAAAGGTGGAATGATACCGCATGTTGGGAAAACGTCTGTTGCAGATATTGTTGCTGACGTAACTAAAGATATTCCACTTGAAAGTGGGAATTTCGATTTCATTATTTCTCGCCACATCCTTGAACATTGTGTTGATGTGGTTTCAGTATTGAAGGAATGGAAAAGACTTTTGCGAGACAATGGAAAAATCATTATCGCTGTCCCTAATGAAGGAATTATTCACGGTGTTCCGATGAATCCAGAACACGTTCACGCTTTTACCAGGGAATCCTTGAAATCTTTGGTTGAGGTTTGCGGGCTTCGTGAAGTCGGTACTTTTGACCCAAAGAATGGAGTTTCTTTTGTTGGAGTTTACGAAAAGGGGATGGCGAATGCTTAGACTAGCGATTTATTATCAGGTTCTTCATCGAAACGACGGAAACCCGTTGTATGTTTGGGCCGCTCTTAAACGACGGGAGAACGCTGGACTTTTAAAAGTAGACCACCTTAACCCGACGGGGGATTCTGATAAATTCGGCAAGTATGACTTTCACATAGATGTTGATTGGGGGGAGGACGGTCTGGGAGGACTTCTTCCTTACGTCCCCAGTGAAACACCTAAGCCAAGCATCGTTTGGAATTCCGATACTCACCTCGGTTATGATTATCGTTTAAAAAAATCACTTAAAGCGGATTACGTGTTCTGCGCTCAAAAGAAGGCTGTTGAGGACATGAAACGTGACGGGGTTCCTAATCCAATCTGGCTTCCTCATGCTGTAGAACCTCTGGCTTATCCTCGTTATGAGCTTGCTTCAAAGAAATACGACGTTTGTTTTGTCGGTCACGTAAACTCACAGAACCGGATCGACGCACTTGACCGAGTTTTTAAGGAAGTTCCTAACTTCTTTTATGGCCAACGCCTGTTCGAAGACGCGGCGCGTAAATATGCGGAGTCAAAGATCGTTTTCAACATCGCCATGAAAGACGACGTGAACATGCGCTGTTTTGAAGCGATGGCGTCTGGTTCTATGCTTTTGACAGACAGAATTTCAAGCATTGAGGAATTGTTCGTCGATGGAAAACATTGCGTGATGTATGACAACTTAGACGATATGGCCGAAAAAGCAAAGTACTACATCGAACATGACGAAGAGAGAGAACGCATTGCGCTCGCTGGGTATGAAGAAGTTATGGCAAAGCACACGATCGACCACCGGGTTGACAAGATTTTGGAAACAATAGGGGTAGCTAAACTTGAA